GTGGTTGTGAACGTGGCGGAACTGGACCTAGACCTAGACACACGCCGGGCGTTGTTGCAGGCCCTACAGCGGCGGACGGCTAACCTAGACGCCCCGGGGGTGTAACCATGGCGAACCTACTACAAACCCCCGCAGTCGTTACCGAGGCGGCCCTCGTGCGGAGTATATGCCTCGAGTCGTTCTATGATTTCGTTCAGGTGTTTTGGCATGAGGTGGTCCCCGAGGCCCCGGTGTGGAATTGGCACATCCGCTACCTATGCGATGAGTTCCAGAAGGACGCCGAGCGGGTGTTTGCAGGCAAACCCAAACGGCACGACACCATCATCAACATCAGCCCGGGCAGCACCAAATCAACCGTCCTAGCATTATGGCCCCGGCGTGGATTCATGCCCGGATGCCGGAGGCCCGGGGGTTGGCGGCCAGCCACACCCAACAACTGACCTTCGAGTTGGGGCGGAAGGCCCGTATGGTGGAGCGGTGCCCGTTGTACCGGCAGGCGTTCCCCGAGGTAGTACCGGCCCCGGATCAGGACACCAAATCGCTCAGCATGAACACGGCAGGGGGCGGGCGTATGGCGGCCACCGTTGGCGGTATGTCGCCCACCGGGTTCCATGCCCACTTCATCCTCGTGGATGACCCGCTCGACCCACAGAAGGCACGGGGTGCCAGCGAGCTAGAAATTGAGGCGGCCAACAACTTCATGAGCGAGGTATTACCGAGCCGGAAGGTGAATAAGGAGGTGGCCATTACGTGGCTCATCATGCAGCGGCTACACCAGAACGACCCCACGGGCCACATGCTGAACAAGAGCCGGGACAACATACGCCACATCAACATACCGGCGGAACGTACCAAATACGTCCGCCCCGGCACCCTTCGCAAGTACTACACGGACGGCCTCATGGACCCTACACGGTTGAGCCGGGTGGTGTTGGATGAAGCGAAGATTGACCTCGGGGATTATGGGTACAGCGGGCAGTACCTACAGCACCCGGTACCACGGGGCGGCGGTATGTTCAAGACGGCCAAGATAGAAACCGACAACCCGGCCCCACTAGATGACCGGCGTTGGGTTCACCTTTGCCGGTTCTGGGATAAGGCGGGAACCAGTGGGGGCGGTGCCTACACCGTGGGCCTACTGCTCGGCCGTTGGCGTTACGATGACGGGCCACGGGATGGCAGCGAGGACGTGTGGTGGGTGTTGCACGTAGAACGTGGCCAGTGGGACGCCGGGTCACGTGAGCGGCACATTGTGGCCACAGCACAACGGGACGGCCGGAAGGTGGTGATTGGCATTGAGCAGGAGCCGGGCAGTGGTGGCAAGGAATCCGCACAACTAACCGTCAAACGGTTGGCAGGCTACCGGGTGCGGGTCATGCCAGCGGTTGGCACCAAGGAGGACAGGGCGGACAGTTGGGCCACCATGGTGAACATGGGGTTGTTCCGTATGGCCCCGGGCGAGTGGAACACGGCGTTCATCGACGAGCTACGTTACTTCCCGTTCAGCACCTACAAGGATCAGGTTGACGCAGGCAGTGGGGCGTTCGCGGTGTGTGCCCAACCGGCCCGGCGTGTGGGGGCGGCCCACGTATGAACATCCCCGGCCCAACAGCAAACGAACCGGCATGGTCGCGGTGGGTTGCCCACCAGTGGGGCGGCGTGCCCGAGTACAGGACATTCGACGGGAGCCGTGTGGACGTGCTAACCGATACCCATGCGTGGGAAGTGGAATGGATGAAGAAGTGGCAGGAGGCCATCGGACAGGCGTTATACTATGCGGCAGCAACCAACCGGCGGCCCGGGGTGTTGCTCCTATCCAGAGATAAACCGACTGAGGAATTGTATTACCTACGGTGCCTCACCACGTGCATGGTGGCAGGCATTGAACTCCAAACCCTCAGGACAAGATAATGGGGTGGCACCATGTCACAGAAAAACGAATACGGCGTAGACTTGGATTTAACACAATCACAAATCACGTGCATACTACACAGGGCACCATTCATCGGGGAATGGCCCCGGGGTGTTGCAGCGTTTGGCCAGCAGGCCCTCCTTGAGTTGGCCGCAGTGCCTAGCTTTGCCCGGGGTGTGGAAGCCCATGCCATAGACACCGGGTGCGGCACGGGGCAGGCCATTGGCGACCTGCTTGACCGGGTGCCCGTGTGTTGCAGGCTACGGCAACACGACCTCTTCGAGATCTANNGCAACACGGCCCGCCATATCAACCTATGGGGGAAGCGGAATTGCGACCTATGCGGAGGCTACGAGTTCGGGTTTGACCCGGTAGACCGGAGCGTGTGGTACCCGGCGGGGCAGGTGCCAGAATACCCGCACATCTGCATCCGTTGCGTGGCGTATGGTTCGTAAGGTTTGAGCGATATTCGATAAAGCGGTACCATACAACCACAGGAGCAACGTGTGACCGTACTACCCAAAATCATCGGCGTGGGGCTACCCAAAACCGGCACCAACAGCCTCGCGGCAGCGTTGGAGCTACTTGGCGTCCGCAGCATAGAACACAGGCCCGACCTCGTGTTGCGGCGGTACAGGCTGAGCGGGCGGTTCAACATGGGCAGGCTCGACGCCGTGATGGATATCAACCCGTGGCCCCTACCGGCCATCCGGCGGGCGTACCCCGGGGCGTTGTTGGTGCATACCAAGCGGCCACTCGAGCCGTGGCTCAAAAGCTGCGAGGGCCATTTCAAAATCAACCCGGAATTCAACCCGGAGGGGCGTTTGGAGATTTTCGGGGTGACGCAGTGGAGCCGCGAGGCGTTTGAGGATACACACACCCACCACGGGGCGTATGTTGCGGAGTTCTTCCGGAACGATATTGGCCCGCATGTTAGCATGGACGTCCGTGACGGTTGGGGGCCATTGTGCGGGGCGTTGGGCATCCCGCAACCAACACAAACATTCCCACACATGAACATTCAAGGAGTTCGGAACAAATGGACACCGACCGCATACAAAGGGTGAGGCGGGTAAACGAGGCCCGGCGTGCCCGGGCCGCAGCACAGCAACCCACAACAAACGGACAGGCCACCGGCAACGGGCGGCCGCAGGTTGACCCCATGTTGGTGTTCAACGCCATGACGCAGCGGCAGGACCTACTCAGCACGATGTTCGATCCACGGCGGGACATCAATGATGAATGCGGGTACCCGAACGAGATCAGCGACGACCAGTACCGGCAGATGTATGACCG